GTAATATATGTTAGTAGTAAAAGTAAAAAAGGGAGAAAGTATTGACCGAGCCTTAAAGAGGTATCGTTATAAGGTCATTCAAACGAAACAATTGGTGGACCTGAAAGAAAATCGTGAATATGAAAAACCTTCACAAAAGAAGAGAAAGAAAATAGCCAAAGCCAAATACAATGAAAAAAGAAAGGGTTTAGAAGACTAAACCCTTTTTTTATTTATAAACCTTCGTTAAGTTGTCTCAACTTGTATAAGTTGACTAAGTCACTTGGACTTTCCTGAATCTTTTGAACCGTCATTTGAAGTTTCTCACTCAATTCAGAATCTGAATTTTCCTCAGATGTTTTTCTCAATTTAGAAATTACTGATTCCCTTAAATGTGACATTTCTTTGTCAATGTCTTTCTTAGACATAGACAATAATGTTTTCAATTCATTCTTCTCATCTTCAGAAATATTACCGTATTCTTTGTTGAAAGTATTCGTCGCAATTCTCAACATTGAAGATAAAGGTAAGTTTGTTGATTCCGAAATTTGTTTGTCAACTTTAGGTGAAGTTATTAATTTTTTTATCTGTTTTTTTGATTCCAAAACAGACTCCAAATTCTTCATTCCTTTGTTGTATAAAACATTGTCAATATGTGAGTATTCATCCGTAGATTCTCCTAATAAAGTTTCTACCCAATCAGACAATTCCTTAATTTCTTTTTGATTTTTTTTGACGATGTTTTGAAGCTCATTAAATGACTCCATAATATAGTCAGGGGCGATTTCCATATCCATCCCTTTCTGTGTAGATAATTGGTCGTAAATGTAGAATGCTTCGGCAATAGGTTTTCTATTCAACACCTTTTCTTTGAATGTTTTCATCAAAGGTTTAAAGGTGTCTTTACCGTATTGTTTTGTAAGACTATTCTCAATTTTTGACTTTAAAGTACCAATCTTGTTCATGTTCCTTTTATTAAATAAATATTACTTATTTAGTAAGTCATCAAGTTTTTTCTCAATCTCACCTAAAGACTGACGACCTCTTGATAAATCAATGGATTCATTTTGACCAAATAACGACTTATCTTCAAGTATTAAATCTAAGTCTTTGTTCTTCACGAAAGTCTCAGGAGTAATTTCTCCACCAGCACCCGCACCGACTTCAGTTTCACCAGGAGTCTCCGCTCCTAAGTCACCACCTAAATCAGCTCCGAGGTCACCACCTCCACCTAAGTCAGCACCAAAGTCAGAACCTCCTCCGAAATCCGCTCCGAAATCGTCTCCACCTTCTTCTCCTTCACCACCTTCAGCTTCTCCATTGTCACCTTTTTTACCGTATAGTTTGTCAATGTTGTCAAATAGACCTGTATGGATGATAACCTCAGCAGTTTTCTCAAGTTCAGCACCAACAGCCTTTTCAATTCTTTGTTGTTGGATATCTAACTTAATTTCTTCATCTGAGAATCCAAGAATGTGTTTCTTAGCCCATGATGAAGATACAGGTTGAATACCGTTACCTGGGTCAGAAACCGCATCACGGTACAACTGAATTTTCTGTTGCCATTGTTCAACCTTAAGAAGGTCAGCTTGTGTTGATGGGTTAGTAAGACCCAATGTAAAGTTATTAAGTTCATCTTCAAATCCTAAGATGTAAAGGTGAATAATTGCAATCTTATTTAATTCCTGAACCATAGACCTTTGAATACGGTTGATAGTTCTAGCAAAACGAATGTCTTGTAAAGATAAGTTTTTACCTTCACCCGTAACCTCTTCAAAACCTAAGAATGCTTTTGGTACGCGAAGTGCCGTCAATAGTTTCTTTTGAATATATTCAATATCCGCAATCTCTGACAGGTTCTGTGCGCCTGGTAAAGTATCAATAGGGTTCGGTGCATTAGGGTCACGAACAGGAATAAAATAATCCTGGTCCACAGCCATTTGGTTCATACGGAGGTCAACATTACCTGTTGCAGGGTCAGCGACCTGGTCACGTTTGAACTTATTGGCGACTCGTTGTACATACGGTTCAACGTCTTTGTCATCCATGTTACCCACGAATACTTTAAACACTCTTCTCTCAGGTGCTCTTGATGTTCTATAAATCAACATCGCATCTTCTGACAAAATAAGTTGTTTCCAAATTCTTCTTGCTTTTTCCAACATAGAAGTACCATAAGGAAGTTTACGGTCATCACCCAACAATCTGAAGTGAGCAATCTCCCATGTGTTGAACTCCATATCTTTGTTCTTCCATGTGAATTTCATTGCTTCGGTTTGCTCACCATCGTGAGTCAGACTATATTGGTTGTGAGCCCCGTTCTTCATACCTCTTTCCAATCTCTCAATCTCAATGTTCGGTAATTGTACACCCCCCATAACACCCTTATCAGGGTCCAACTTCAAGTAAACGAAGTTATCACCGTACTTACAGGTGTTTCTTGTCCACATCGGTAAGTTGGTGTCAATATCCAATCTGTTGTTGAATAAGTCAGCCAATACTGATTTGATACGGTTACTTTCTGAATAGATTTGAAGGATGTATCCATCCTCGTTAGCTGTAGTAGATTCTTCTGAATATATGTCCAACGCAGCAGAAATCTCAGGAGTATATTCCATACTCTCGTAATCATAGAATGCTGCCAATCTTGTTGGTTCATAATATACGGCTTGTGTATAAAGGTTATTTTCAACCTTTTGCCATTGCTGACCCAAATAAAGAGTTTGTTGTGCTTGTAACTTTTCTCTTTCGTACTCTTGTTTGTCAGGGGTCTTTAATAATTCCTTCTTGTCAAACTTATATACGGGAGTCTGCTGGTCCAATGATGAATCAGGACCAAATACTTTGGTAAGTCTCTGCCAAATTGTATAATTATTCTCCGCCATTTTTTTCTTTGTTTAATAAATAGTAACAACTATTTTCAATAACTAAACTTTACAAATTTTATCTTCTTCCCCCGAATAACCATAAATACTCTTGATAATCGTTTCTACTCGGATTTCCACCCATACGATTTTGTCTATACGGGTCCGTAGGCATTGCCGATAGACTCGGATTGAAATCACCAACAGGGTTTTTCACAGGATTTTCATTGACCGTCCAACTCTCTACCATAGCCTTTGTTTGTTCAGTAACCTTCTCTAAACTCGTGAATGAATTTTCACCCACATAGATGGCCATTGCAATTGCCATGATAAGGTCATCGTGTTGTCCTTTTTGGTGGTCAGGTCTACCGTTGATGTACACAAACGTACTCAACTCATTCAAACATCTAATTGAGCGTAATTGGAAATTATGTCTCAACGACTCTTCAAATGATGCAACAATCTGTACCCTCTTATTGTTAAAGTTAAGACCTGGTATTTTTTCTAAGGCTTTAGGGTTGTATTTCCACTTATCAGCCGCGTTCATACCCTCAACGTATAAGTTCTTATATCCCATTTCTTGAAGTTTACGGGAAGTAGACACGCCCATACCGCCCGTAATATCTATAACCACAAACGCATTGTACATAGTTGCCCACTTAAAGGCAATCTCAGCTGCCACATCGGGTGGTACCTTGCCTAAGTATTCCAATACCTGTTCTCTCTCGTCAAAATCAATAATGGTAAATGTGGTAAAATCCTCACTATCCCCACGTGATACATCAATACCCATAATGTACTTATGTCCTTCAATAGGTTCTTTCCATTGCCATAAAGCACCACCCATAAATTTGTTCTCAGGCTCTCGGATAAACTTCTCTTTAATAAGTTCAATAGTTTCAGAAGGAATGACATTATCCCCTGAACCTAAAAAGTCACATTCCAACTCCTGAGCAATCTTACGTTTGTCAAACTTGAGTTTTTTAGACATGTTTTCAAACCACGAAGAATAAGGTTTGTAACCCTCTTCAAACCTTTCTTTGATTTCTTGGAAATCTCGGGTCATCGGGTCCTTGTCTGTATAATCAATGATAATCTCATTATCATCATACTCCTCCCTATTCAACATGTAATGGACAATGTCTTTACACTTGATGAGTTTCAAGTCTCTGGCGTAACGAGGGTCTCTATACCAATACATTTCCGTAATCTTAAAGTCATTCATCTTACGTAATGACTGTTCGTAGATGGCCCAATAAATACGGTCATAACCGTTAGGTGTGGAGATAACGATTACCTTACCACCCGTAGACAAGGAAGCCATACACGCAGACCAGAAATCATCATCAGCCTCAATAAAGGCTGCCTCATCAAAAATAAGAATGGTAGGGGTATAACCACGCAAGGCATCCTTTGAGGTCGCCACGGCTTTCACCTCACATCCATTGGTTAATTTAAAGTGTCTTTGTGAATTTTTGTCAACCGAGAACTTCACACCCAACCAATCGGGCCATTGGTCAACAAAAGACCTAACCTTATTGGCAAATTCCATAGAGGTGTCCAACTTATTGGCAATAATCAGTATCTTCTCAGGTTTCTTTTTCTGAGCCGTCACCAACTTTTTTGAAGCCCAAGCGGCAGTAACCGTAGATACCCCCGCCTGTCTGTACTTCAATGCAATATTTTCTTCGTAATTATCGTAGTCGTTGATGAGGTGTTCCTGGTCGGGAAACAGTTCCAACGGTACGTACTTTGATTGTGTGTTGTCGTAGGTTTGAAGGTATGTCTTGAGGGCGTACGGCGTATCCTTTACGATTTTTGCATACTCTAGTAATACCTTTTCTCTTGTTAACGCCATTCTCCATCTTACTTATCTTTTATGATAAATCAATACCTAATCCACCCAAGAAGTCTCTGAATTCATCATCATCCTCTTCGTCATCATCACCATAGTCAGACAACGCATCTTCCAAGTCGTATTCTTTCAACTCGTCAATGATTTCCTCAACCATACGGTTAAGAATTGCCTTACCTTTGTCTGTTCCTTGTAAGATTTCACGTGCCACTTCAAAGAATTCCTCCGTTGACAACATAGAGAAACGTGAGAACAAATAGTTTTGAATCTCTCTCAAATCATCTTCATAGAGGTTGTCTGGGTACGCCTCAGTGAATTTCTCCCAAATAACAGGTCCCAACCTCAAATCCCAAATTTCGTAAGGGAGAGTGTCTTGAGACATCATTACCATCTCAGCGGCTTTAGGGTCGTCAGGTAAACCTTGAGTTCCTAAGACTTCATATACCCCTTTTACCAATTCGTGAACCAATACTGGAAAGAATAAACCTTTAGCTTTGATAGTTGGTGGGTCAGTAGTTTCATCTACTTCTTCAGAACCTTGTACCCCTTCACCTTCACCAGCCATCATCTGTGTCATTTGGTCAGGTATAATCCAGTACATCAAATCTGCGATGGACATCAACACACCATATAGGTTCAATAATTGAGGGTCCAATCTATTCAATTCATCAGAAACCAAGTTGAACATGTAATGACCTTTTTTAGATGCTCCTTGAATAAGTGAGTTGATGAAACGACGTTTTGCCTTTTCCATATCAAACTTATCCATAGCATCCATGAACGCATCAATATCATCTTCCATATCTTCAGCATCTTGGTCACCAAATTGTTTCATAATCTCTTCCTCATCAGGTTCTTCAGACTGACCTCTCATCTTTGAAGTGTCAATCTGACCCATACCCGATAACAACTCAACGTCGTATTGGAAGGCTTCATCAGGAATACTCATTTCTTTCTTAACCAAATCAACGGCCAAGTTCTCCAAATATTCCTCATTGTTAGTTTCAATGGCTTTTACTTGTTGAACTGCACGACCCAACATCATTTGAAGTTCCATTAAAGC